CGTCGTTCTCGGCTGCCAGGTTGCTCATGGCGCCCTGGAGGCTCTGCGCGTTGACGGTCTCCTTGATCAGGTCGCCCAGGCCGAAGTCGCGCAGGGTGTCCATCAAAAGCTGGTCGGCGCCGCTGCGCTTGCTGTACTTGGTTTTTAGGGCGACCGAGTAGCTATAACCGGCTCGCTTGATCTGTGGGGTTTCTTCGTCAATCATCACCTGGGCCAGGGCGTTGCGGGCTTCCTCCAGGGCTTTGTTGTTTTCCTTGGTGGCGTCGGCCAGGCGCTCTTTTTCGTCCAGCAGGGCGCGGTATGCGTCCACCTGTTCCAGAATCGTCATACGCGGTTCACCCCCTGGCAGCTGGCGGGGCGGTTCGGCATCGGGTCGCTGAACATCTGGACGCAGTCGTCTACAGCCTGGCGCCAGGTCTTTGTCCAGCCCTTGATGTACTTGTCCGCGCTGAGGCGGCGGTTTACTTTGGTCACGCCCTCGGCGGCCAGGGCCGTGCGGGCCATGTTTCTCTGAATGTGGCGAATGTGGCTCATTTCTGTTCTTCCTCCGTGTTGTGCTTTTTAGGCTCTACGCCGAGGGCCTCCAAGTCGTTCATCAGGGAGGTCAGGGCGAGGGTTTTATTTCTGAGACTTGCTTCTGCGGCGTCCAGCTGCTTGGAGACCTCACTGAACCGTTCCCAGGCTTCGTCTCTGTTCTTCTCGACCCGGATAATGTCCTGCGTGAGTTCTTCGATGCGAGCGTTTGCCCTTTCCAGGGATTCCCTGGTTTTCTGTTCGGCGTTGGCCACGATGTTGGCGTTCTCGGCCAGGTTGCGCCGGTCTCGGTTCAGGTCTTCAATCTGGCGGCGGTAGTTGCTGGCGGCCTTGTCGTCTTCTATGCTTTTTTGGTGCATAAAGGTCAGGGCTTCTTCCTTTTTATCGAGCTGTTCCTGCAAATATTCCAGCTTGCCGTCCTGCTGGGCCAGGCGGCGGTACTCCGCCAGGGTGATGGTTACGGTCAAGGTTTGGGCGCCGTCGCCGTCAGCGGTGGCGTTGCCCTCGGTCACCTGCTGGAAGAAAAAACGCTGCATTCGTTCCTCGGTGCTTTCGTTAGGTTCCCCCGGCTCCGGGTAGCCGTGCGGGTCTTCGTCGGCAGTGGCCTCCTGGGCCTTGATCCAGGCGGTGCGTTCTTTGGGGTTGTTCATGGGTTCCTCCTTTTTTCGGGTGCGGTCAAAACCTCGCGCCAGCTGTCCACCACCGTCTTTGCCATGTCTTCCTTGTTTTCCAGGGCGGTGAGAATCTTTTCATCAATGCTGCCGTCCACAACAAGGTGTATGTAGGTGACCGGGAGGTGCTGGCCGATCCGGTGAATACGGGCCAGGGCTTGCGCGTAATTTGCGTAGTTGTAGTCATAGCTGTAAAAAACTGCCGTGCTGGCGGCGTGTAGTGTTATGCCAAGGCCAGCGGTCTGAATCTGCGCCACAAAGACCTTTGTGTCCGGGTTTGCTTGGAAGTCCTCGACGATCTTTCCGCGTTCTTCCATCGGCACGTCTCCGTAAATGCTGCCGTATTGAATTTTACGCAGCCGGAGCAGGTTTTCTATGGCAGCTATTTCGGCCCGGAACCGGGCGAAAATCACCAGCTTCTTGCCCGCGTCCACGACGTAGTCGTCTACGATGTCGGCCAGGGCGTCCAGCTTGGCGGTGTTGACCTGCTTCGGCCGGGTGCTTTCGTCGGCGGTTAAAAAGCCGCCGGTTAGCTGCATAAGGCGCAGGTACATGGTCAGGATCGTTGTTGCGGTCACGTTCTCGCCGGTCTCCAATTCCAGGAAGCTGCTTTTGCGCAGTTGCTCGTATATGGCTTGTTCGGCGTCGGTGAACTGAACGTATCGGTTTATAAAGGTCTGCTGCGGCAGGTCGAGGCATTCTTCCTTAGTTACGCGGTAGGCGACGGAGTGTTCTTTCTCGACCAGTTCGTCCATATTGCGGTAGCCCACGATCTGGTGTTGGCCATACCCTCCCATGATACAGTAGCGGTTTTTGAAAGCGTAGAAGTTGGCGCCGTAGACCGCCGGGTCTAAGAAGCGGTATTGGCTGTATAGGTCTACCGCGTTATTTTGTACCGGCGTACCGCTTAGGATCATGCGGAAAGGTGCGGCGTCGCCAAGTTTGTGAAGGGCCTTGCTCTGTGCTGCGCTGGGGTTTTTGATTCGCTGGCTTTCGTCGCACACGATCAGGTCTGGCTTGTAGGCGGCCAGGGCCTCGAAGATTCCCTCACGGTGCGTACTTTCGTAGTTTATCACCGCTATGCGCAGGGCCTTAAAGGGCCAGTTTTCCAGTTCGTTCAGGGCCTTGAGGCGCTTCTTTTTATCGCCCAGCAAGACCCGCGCCTCCCAGGGAAAGGTTGCGAACTGGTTTAGGTCGTGGGGCCAGACGCTGCATACGCTGGTCGGGGCAACTACCAGGACGCGGTCTATCTTGCCCAGGTTGTACAGGGCGCCCGCCACCGCTATGGTGGTTAGGGTCTTGCCGCAGCCCATCTCGAAAAGTTCACCGAAGCCTCCGCCGGGCGTCTTGGCGTCCAGGGCGCCAAAGGCCCGCAGGGCCATGTTCGCGCCTCGGATTTGGTGCTTGTAAAGGTTCGCCTTTACCGGGTAGGGCAGCAGCGGCGCCGGGTCTTCGGCCAGGCGCTCGGCGTCAATCTCTCGGCGGGTTTTGCCCAGGCGCTGGCGTTTGGTCTCCATATCCGCCGGGAGTTTGTAGTAGCGGGCCAGGCCGTCCAGCAGGTTTAGGCTTACCGGGCCGACCATGCAGCGGGTTGTTCTGTTCCACCGTAGGCCGCTGATGTTCTTTAGGCGCTGAAAGTCCAGGTTGCTGAGTTCGGCTATGGTTACGACGCCGCGTATCAGTGCTATTTTCAAAGCGGTTTCCTCCTTTCGTTTTAGAATCCCCCAATCCCACCCGCCGGGCGTCCGGCTGCCTGGGTTCTGGTTACAGGGTCACGATGACCTGATCTTTGTAAACTTCTTCGGCCAGGGCGTTTCTGAGGTAGGTCTTGACCGCGTTGCGGGCGGCCAGCTTCCACATACCGCCGTCGGCCTCGGTCAGGCTGACGTTGCGATCCTGGTCTACGCGGAAGACGAAGTCGCTTTCCGGCTGCAGAACTTCCTGGAACGTGCGGTAGGGTGCCAGGCTTACGATGGGGCGCACCTGCTGGTTCTCCACGAAAGATACGCCGCTGCGCACCTGGACGGTCTGCGTCACGCCGTTGTCCTCGCTGCTGATCTGCTGGTTGACGTCCATCCTGCCGATCAGGCCGAGGATGTAGTCCACGTCGTCGGTGTGCTGGAACTTAGAGCGCAGGGCGACCATCGCTTCTTCCAGGCTCCACTTGCTATCGCGGAAGCCCGGCACGTC